AATAATGAAAAAGATATTAAACTAAAAGCATTATATAAATTAGCTGCTGAGGCTGGCCCCAGAGCAAATGAGGTTGTTGCTGTGTGTTATGATGATATTGATTTTGATAATGGTTTAATTTACTTAAACCACTCACTAGATAAATGGAATAACTTTAGACCCTACTTTCTTAAAACTGGTGTTGATAATAGAGATCCAATTATGGCATCTGATGAACTATTAGGTTTACTGCATATCTGGATGAAAACACAGTTGTTTCCTAAAAAAATTAAAAATGTAACTTATGAAGATCCATATACAAAAGAACCAAAGAGAAGAACTTTTGTCAGAATATTTGATTTAACTAAAAGTAGAGCTGGGTTGAAAGTAAAACAATCTGCTAAAAAATTAGGTATCAACTGGCAGAGTGGATTGTCTCCTTTTAGAAAATGGAGCATATCAAGAATGGAAGATCTTAAAGTATTAACTGAAAAACAAATGGATAGACGTTACGGAAATACTAAAAAGATTAGAGATAGCCACTACTACAAAGATTTGAATTTGAATGAGAAAGAAGGAAGAACTGCTATTAATCAAATAACAAAAGGATGAGGCATGGATGCTTTATTAGAAAAAGAAAGAATAGCAAAGATGATGTTTGTATTGAGAACATTGTCAAAGAGAACACAATCAAGACTAACTAAAAGTTTAAAAGTTTCCTTTCAACAAATTCAAAAATATGAAAAAGGATTAAATGGTATTAGTTCACATTTCCTATTTACTTTAGCTAAAGAACAGAAATGGAATATTGATTTGTTATTCAATGGAAATCCAGAAACTATGTTAGCGTCTGTGCCTCTTAAAGAGCAGCATAGAGTTGCTAAAAAATTTTTGGAGATAGAGGCTAATGTAAGAGAAGAACGTAAACTACAGACCAAGTATGCTCCACTAATGCCACAATTAAATCGAGAGCTAGCTGGCGAAAATACATACCAAGATAGAGAGCTGCCTATCAATGCTCCAATAAATAAATCTGCTTAAATAAAAAAATGAGGGAGCTAATAACTCCCTCAAAAACTCTCTCGTTTACTCTCTGATACTTTAAAACTGTTGTGTAACAATGTATGTTCGTAGTATTCGAACCTACCAATCTTTTTGTTTATTATCGTTGTTATATAACACTTGCAACCACAATTAGACAATTAAAGTTGACAAAAATGCGTATTAAATAAGGGTTTATTTTATTGAGTGTTTCGTTTTCGGCATATCATTTACTCTCTGGTTACTCTCTGATACAAGTCTCAAAAAATATATAAGTCTGGGTGTAGCGTAGCCTGGTAACGCATCTGCTTTGGGAGCAGAGGATCGCAAGTTCAAATCTTGCCACCCAGACCATTATTCCATAATAAGTTTTTTAATAGAAAAAGACCCGTCTATATTTTTCTCAAGTTCAGCCTTAGTCTTTACACAAGAAAAAATAACTCTTGAATTATTTGCAACCTGGCGCATAGCAATCCTCTTGCCTTTCAAGCAGCTGCTTAAATCTTTCTGGATACGAGCCTCGGAAATCTGATTATTAACTATCATTAAAAGAGCTATGACAACCTCTGTCATAAAACTTTGCCTTTATTAGAACCAGCTTTTATTACATAGCCTTGAGTACCATTTGCTCCTATCTCAACTTCCTTTTTTAAATTTTTAATATAACTCATTTGCTTAGTTTTCTTTTGCATATCAGAAATATAGTTTAAAATTTTTCTTGCAATTCTATTCATTGGTGGTTTCCGTTAGCTCTAACTTTATCTTTTATTTTTTCAAGATTATCCTTAATCTTTTCTATATCTTTCATAGCATAAGTTATGTTGACATTATTATTTCTCATTAATTCCATTTCTTCCTGGATACTTTCTACTTGAGACGCTATGTGTTCCAGCAGCATAAATTGTTCTTGATCTGTTGGTAGTTGTTCAGACTTCTTTAATAAATCTGCTTGATGTAATTCTCTACTTGTCTCCAGGCTAGTTAGCCTGGCTGTTACCTCTGTGTAAGCGAATATTCCAAAAGCTGTTGCTGCGAGTAAAGCTAAAAGGTTCCGAACTGGGAGAGCAATCTTACTGCTATCAGATAAAGATATTTGATCTTTCACATTCCTCCTCTATTAACTAACCGCTATAGCAGCTGTAGCCAGGATAAGAGATAGCCATACTATTCCTATTAATACAAATGCTGCTGCCTTTATTAACTTCATCTTCCGCCACCCTTATACCTTGTTTGTTTTTTTTGCCTTTTTTCATTTTTATTTTGAGATTTTTTATGTACGCCTGGCCGTTTCTTTGGCAAATCACGAGGTACAAAATGAGTAAACTTTTGTTTAGCCATTACTTCTTTTTTCTGTTCATCAACTTATCAGAAACTCTGGATCCAAAACTGGCTGTAAATACTATGATAACTAAATACCATACGCTATCGGGTAGATCATTTATGATTGATACCCACTCTCTAAAGTTCTCTCTAGTAGATGGAAACCAACCAGTAGTAAGCATTCCAATCAACCAAAGCATTAAGATCTCATCTTTATAAGATTGATCTTGGCTTTTAATTCTAGTTATATCTACGTCTTTTGCTGCCTCTATTTCAGCAGCTCTAATTACTTTTACCTTTTCTGCTTTGTGTTTGAAGTGATCTGTTGCTTTATTAATAACCATTTTAGTTAATGGATTTTTCAATAAACTTAATAGTTGGATCATGCGCAGCTCCTCATAAGTTCGGCTAAATCTTCACAACGCGCAGTAGTTTGCTTGTGCCAATTACTATCAATCATTTCATCGGCTGCTTTATTGTAGTCGGTTTCTTCAATACCTTCCCACATCTTTTTAAATTTCATTACTCTTGGTTTTCCAAGTTGGAAACACATTTCGCAAATAATACCTTTAACTGTTTTGGGTACTTCTATTTCTTCCAAAAGTTCTTCAGCAGATGTAAGAGCAATTTGAAAGTCATTGTCAAACACAGCTTCAAGTTCTTCTTTAGAATATTCCACACCTTCAACAAAGTTATCGGTAGGTAAAAGTAGATGGCCATAACCAATAGTAGCGAAACCCAAACTGTCGGAGTAGACAGTACGCCTAAACCCTTCGTGTTGTTTAATTCTTTCTTTAACTTCTTCCATGCTTCATTTACTTTCTGGCTCAAAATTAATAATTTTGACACCTAATCTCTTTTGTTCGCCAGTTCTAGCTCTAGCAATCTTCCAGCCATTCTTGCGATAGTTTTGTGTTTTGACATCATAAGCCGTGTACTCCCCCGTCTTAATGTTAAGAACTAATATATCTACTGGCCCCGCGCCTATTGGGGTAAAGACTATTAGATTTGGATCCTTTGCAAATTCGGCAGCAACTAATAATTCATTTGCCAAACCTTTAGCGTTTGTTTTTCTATTTCGTAAAGTAGTAGAGGATTGAGCCAAGTAAACCACCTATCAGTATTATTATTGCAGCAGCTCCTTTTCCTCTATTCATGTCGGCTTTTAAACTTTTAATATCGCCTCTCATTTCATCTATTGCTTTAAACAATGTTTTCATACGTTCAGCGCAAACTTTTTCATGGTAGGATATTCTTATTCCATTATGATCTTCAATACTTGAATTAGATGCTTTCTTTTTTTTACGCATCTTCTCCATCCACTTCGTTACAAAAATAAGTAACGTATAATTTTTCTTTGTTAAATTTTTCTATATGATTATTAGTAACTGTGATAGTTGCAACCGCACCAGCTTTTGTGCAATCTGTCCAGGCTATAAACTCTACTGGAGAAACTGTTGTATTGTTACAAAATCCAGTAATTGCTGAACAGATAGTGTAAGCCAATACAAACTTCATTAGTCTTTAGGATTGTCTGATTTAACTTTAGCAATGGCATTTTCCCAGTTAGTAGTACCATTAACCTTATCCCAGTACTGTAAATCTAGCTGTTCCTGTATTGATGGATAGGCAGTTGCTCTATCTCTTTGATATTGGTTAGCATCATAAATAACTTTTGCATCTGCTATTTTTTTATTTTCAATTTCATCTTTAGCATTTAATTCAGCTATTTCTTCTGCTGTTAAATCTACTTTAATTCCATCTATTAATTTGTGTGTATGTGCCATTATGTTGCTACTCCATATAATGTAAATGTTCCAGAAAATGTGCCAGTATTAGGTACTATTTTTATATTGTTAATTGTTGTTGAAGTTTTTAATGCTTGATAAATATATTGTTGAGATAAATTTCCATCATCATTTATGTGCATACCTTCAGAAAGAAAAAATTTACTGTCTGCACTATTTGGATCAAATATAGTCATTCTACCAGAGCCACTTTCATCAGTATCGGTTCCTATACCAGAACCAGTTCCAACCATTAATAAAGAACTATTATTACTACCACCTCCACTTGCTAAAGTATTATTTGACATATTACTATGACTAAAAATTCTCCAATAGTAATAACCAGATGTTGTATAGCTAGTTCCATTATTAGCAGAAACAGTTGCAGCTATATTTCCACCATCTGAAGATATAACAACATTAGTATAATCAAGATAATATTTTTTATATGTTGATGTTATGTATGTGCTTGTAAAAGTAATTGCTGATGAACTTGATGCAGTTTGAGTTTGAAGTTTTGTTATACTTCCTACTGGAATAGCTGCTGGTAAAGCAGTTATCGCAGATATTGTATTATTGTTTGGTTTAATTATTGCCATCTATACTCCTATCAATGCTTGGATTTCGTCATCATCTAATCCCAAGTCTTTTAGTTTTTGTTTGCCAGATGCTTTTTTAGTT